GTTTTCACACAAACTGGCGCATCACCGGGAGGATCTGCGACAAACACATCCAGCGAGAACCGTTCGAAACACCTGGTACTTTATTCATGAAATGGGAGCCGCAAATAGAAGAGGCGATGCCTCGTGTGGTTCTCCTGAGAGAATGGAGCGTGTATGACAGATGCAACAAACCCATCCTTGCAACAGAAGAGTCCCTTACCCGGGGTGAATGTAATGCTGCTGGGAGCGAGCGGCTCGGGCAAGACGTTCAGCCTCAAGACGCTCATAGCTAAGGGCATTACCCCTTTCTGCATTTTCACCGAGCCCGGCTTCGAAGTCCTCGGAGACATCCCGGCGGACAAGCTACACTGGCACTACGTCAAGCCAGCGAGTCAGGACTGGGCATCAATGATTGGGATGGCTCACAATGTTAACATCTTATCCTATGAGGCACTTACCAAAGTCGAAGATTCCCAACGGAGGCAGTATAACCAGTTTGAAGATTTGCTTACCGCCCTTAACAATTTCCGTTGTGATCGGACCGGAGAGAGTTACGGCGACTGCTGCACTTGGGGAACGGACAGAGCAATTATCGTTGATGGGCTCACAGGGGTTGGAATTATGGCTATGGCTCTTAAGACTGGAGGAAGGGTTACGAGAAGCCAGCCAGATTGGGGGGTCGCCATGCAGCTCGTGGAGAATCTCACGTCAAAGCTTTGCACCGACACCAGATGCCACTTTGTCCTCATTGCCCACACAGAGAGAGAAACCGACGAAGTGATGGGAGGGAGTAAGATCATGGCGGCGACGTTGGGGAAAAAGCTGGCCCCGAAGCTGCCCAGATTCTTCTCCGACGTCGTGCTGGCAGATAAGGCGGGCACGAAATTCACTTGGTCGACGGCGGCAGTGGGCGCAGAGTTGAAAGCGCGCAACTTGCCCGTTGCGGAGGACCTAACGCCCGACTTCGGCCCAATCATTGAAAACTGGAAGAAACAAGGAGGGATCATCGAGTAGTTGCCCCCTGAAGTCTCGCCGGTGGACTGGGCAGATGGAGCCGGCCTTTCGTTTCTAACTTAACTTTGGAGTCTTTTCACTTATGGGTACTTTCGATCCGAGCAACTTCCTCAACGCAACCTTCACCGAAGCCAATGCCACGCAGTCCGAGCCGGTTCCCATCGGCGAGTACAATGCCGTCATTGAAAAGGTGGAGGCCGCAACCTGGCAGTCGAAGGACGGCACGTCGTCCGGGCTGAAGCTCAACGTCTTCTGGAACGTGGATGACGCGGGAGTCAAGGCAGCCCTCGGCCGGGACAAGGTCGTCGTCAAGCAGGACATCATGCTCGATATGAACGAGCAAGGTGGCCTCGATATGGGCAAGGGACGCAACGTGACGCTCGGGCGGCTGCGTGATGCGACTGGCCTCAACGTCAACGGCCAGCCGTTCTCCCCGACGATGTTGACGGGCAAAGTCGCGAAGATTTCCGTTTCGCAACGCCCTGTCGGCGACGCCATCTACAACGACGTGAAGGGTGTGGCCCGTCTGTCATAATCTGGACGGTTTCTAGCGCGGGAAATAGGGGGCCGTGGTGCGCGAGTAACGCATCCGGCTACCCTACTACCGCCCCGAGCTGATCGTGCCACCGCGGCCCGATTATCCCCCACAAACACCCCCTTCTGAGGCAAGATGCGACACGTTTCGATAGCGGAGTTAATCGTTCCAGAAAATCGCCAGCGCCAGGAATTCAACCCTGAGCGCCTCACGGAGCTAACAGACTCAATAGCAAAAGTCGGCCTGCTCCACCCCCTCGTTGTCAGGTATAACGAAAGAGACCAGTGCATTCTCGTTGCTGGTGAGCGGAGGCTTCGTGCAATCAAAACTCTTTACGCTCTTGGTGAGTTGTTTCGCTGTAATGATATGGTTGTACAACCTGGGTATGTTCCTACGCTTTCGGTGGGGGAGCTAGATGCGGAAGGCGCGATGGAGGCGGAGCTGGAAGAGAATGTTCAACGTGCTGATCTCAGTTGGCAAGAGAAAGCGCAAGCCATTGCAGAATTGCACGCTCTCAGAGTACGCCAGAACCCCACGCACAGCATGGCTGACACTGCAGAAGAGGTCACCGGCCATCGGGACGCTTACTATGGCCAATCCACCAAGGAAGCAATCCTTGTGGCTGCCCAACTGGCCGACCCCGACATTGCGAAAGCTAAGACGAAGGAAGAAGCGGTCAAAATCTTAAAGAGGAAACATGAAGCGGCCAACAATCAACGACTGGCAGCAATCATCGGCAAAACTTTCTCCGCGGCGGACCACACCCTGCTCAAGGGGGATTGCCTGGAGATTATGGCGACGTTGCCGGCAGCCTCTTTTGATGTTATCCTCACTGATCCTCCATATGGTATGGGCGCTGACAGTTTTGGCGACGGGGCTGGTCGCCTTACTGGCATTGAACATCATTACGATGACTCTGCGACGAGTTTTCGGGCTTTGATGATCAAGACGGCAAGCGAGGTTACTCGTCTTGCGAAGCCAGCGGCCCACCTCTATCTCTGCTGCGACATCGACCAATTCACCTGGCTGCGTGACGTATTCGGCATCCAGTTTGATTGGAACGTCTTCCGCACTCCTCTTATCAACTACAAAAAGGGTTCCGGCCGCGTCCCCCTTCCTGAACACGGCCCTCGGCGTCAATGGGAGTGTATCCTCTATGCATATCGCGGTGGTAAGACAGTCACAGCAATTTACAGTGACGTTATTGAAAGTGAAGGCGACGAGAACCTTGGTCATGGAGCGCAGAAACCCATCGGGCTCTTCAGCAATCTCCTTCGACGTTCCGTGCGACCCGGCGATGCTGTTCTCGATCCTTTCTGTGGAACTGGAACGATTTTTGCTGCCGCACATGAGCTCAAGTGTATGGCAACAGGAATCGAGCAAGAAGCCGCGTATTTCGGAATTTCTGCGAAACGACTTGAAGGACTGAAATGAGTGATCTATCATTTCTGCCGCACGACATTCGCATCCTCCTGCGAGAGACTGTTACAGGAGCCATGTGCGAGGGACTGGTTTATTATCAAGCTGCCTCCCCGCGTTGGCGAGTTATTCTCCAGGTTCGCGGTGATGGCCGCTGTGAATGGCAGGATGTTCCTATAGTTTGGGAGGGGACTAAAAGTGATCCCTCCTAGCGGCCCAACGGGTGCCCGCATAATGATCGTTGGGGAAGCGCCGGGAGAGGAAGAAATCATTCGCCGCGAGCCTTTCGTCGGCGCTAGCGGCGCTGAGCTAAACCGCATGCTCCACGAAGCGGGAATCGCTCGCTCCGAATGCTTCATCACGAACGTCTGCCGCGAGCGGCCTCCCGACAACGACATTTCCCTCTGGGTCACCCGCACCAAGTCCCACGTCACTGAAGGCATGACGCCCTACCTCGATGGCTGGATTCGTCCCGTCGTCGCCTCTGGATTGGAGCTCCTATGGAAGGAAATAAACCTCGTCAGACCGAACGTTATCTTGGCACTTGGCAATGTATCCTTGTGGGCGCTGACGGGAAAATGGGGAATAAAAAACTGGCGGGGAAGTTCATTATCATCCCTTTCCCAGCTGACCCCCCGAGATGGGGAATCCACTTCGACGTCGGTAAAGGTCATACCGGCCTACCACCCGGCATATATCTTGCGGGATTGGAGCGAAAGAGCGATTACGATAAACGACTTGAAACGGCTAAGAGCGGCCTCATCCTCCCCGACCATTTCAAGGCCAAGATATGAATTCATATTGCGACCGAGTTTCGAGCAAGTCTCTCATTACCTCCGAACCTTGGAAGAGCGCTTGGATCGATCTCCAGCTGGCATTGTTCTCTCGACAGACATCGAGACCAGAGCAGGCCACATTGCGTGCTTGGGCATTGGAACGACTCGCACGAATGCCATCTGCATCCCCTTCATGTGCGTCGGCAAACCAGAAGGATATTGGAATGAAGCAGAAGAATACGCAATCATATTGCTCTTGCGCAAAGTGCTCTGCCATCCGAACGCAAGAGTTGTTGGACAGAACTTCATCTATGATAGCCAGTACATTTATCGCTGGTGGGGGTTCGTACCGAATTTCTCCCGCGATACAATGCTTGGACACCATAGCTGCTTTAGTGGACTTCCTAAAGGACTTGGATACCTCGCCTCTATGTACTGCGAATACTACGTCTACTGGAAAGACGAAGGGAAGAACTGGGACCCGAAAGTCGGCGAAGAGCAGCTCTGGCACTACAACTGCCTCGATTGCGTCTACACCCTTGAATGCGACGAAGTCATCCAAGCCAACGTTACCTCGCTTGGACTACGGGAACCGCATGACTTCCAGCAGGGTCTATTCTGGCCAGTCCTTCAGGCGATGGTACGAGGCGTGCGGGTTGACGTCCAAAAGCGCGGGGCGTTCGCTTTGGAACTCGCTGACGAAATCGCAGCGAGAGAACTATGGTTCAGAGCCATCCTTGGACACCCCCTTAACCCGAGGTCGCCGAAGCAAATGAAGGAGTTGTTCTATGAAGATTTCCGCCAACAGGAGATCCGTAATCGTAAGACGAAGCAGGTTACTCTGGACGACGAGGCGATGCAGAAGATCGCTAGCCGCGAGCCTCTACTACGGCCCCTACTGCGCCGCATCGCTGAACACCGATCGCTTGGAGTGTTTCTTTCGACATTCGTCGGTGCCAAGCTCGAT